TATGAATGATGAGTATGGTATGGTTCCGGGGGCGGAACACTAATGGTACTTATTTAAATAATGGCAGAAGAAACAGATGTACTGTTTGCAGAGATTAATCTTGGCAAGCAGTTAAAAGAGTTTTGGAGTAGCCCTGTTGGTCGATATTTGAATGGACGGGCTGTTAAATCACGTAGTGAGGCTTTTGAGTCATGGATGTCCGTTAATCCTGAAGATACCGAAGCAATTAGGGAACTCCAATTCCGCGCTAGGGTGCCAGAACTATTCATCCAATGGATAGAACAGGCATTAAACCAAGCAAAACACGCAGAGGATGTACTTGAAGAAATCAATTAGGAGTTAATATGCCAAGCCCAGAAGAAGCCATCCAACAGGACGTTTCCGAGGCTCCAGAAGATTCTGAAGAAATCTCTGAGCAGGAAGCGAAAGAGGTTAAATCAGAACAAGAACTTTACCGTGATACGGAAGCAGATCGTATCGCAGCCGAACGCGAACAATACCTTCTACACGAAGACGAAGAAGAGGTCGAAGAGCCAGATGCTAGAGAACAGATCGAACTCGTTGACAGTCCTCTAAGGGAGCGTGACGGCAATTGGTACGCTGTAGCCAAAGTAAACGGTGAAGAGCAGGAAATTCCTTACGAGGAAATACTCGCTAAATATCAAAAGAATTCCTCTGCTGATCAGAGGTTGCAGGAAGCCGCTACCAAAGCAAATCAACTTGCTGATTGGGAGCGGAGGCTTCACGATTACAAATCGAGATTAGAAGCCCAACAAAGGCCATCTACGGACGCCGCTAAAGTTGAAAATACATCGCCATCTACGGACGCGAACGAAGACCTATATGGTCAATATCACGATGCTCTTTTTCAAGGAGATGAGAAAGCAGCCACTCGGTTGCTGAAACAAATCCGTGCCGCAGAGAATTCTCCGGTTCCTGATGTTAATGTCGATGACATTATCGCCAGAACGAAGTCTGAAATGCGGGAAGAGGAACGTCAGGCACAAATACGCGACTACGAAGATCTTCGCAAAGAAGCAGTTGGGAAATTCCATGAGGAATATCCAGATATCGTGGGAGATGCTTCATTGTTAGCCGTTGCTGATGCCAAGTCTGCTGAGTTGTATAACGCTGATCCTACCCGTGATCCGTGGGAGATAATGCAAGAGTGTGCGGAGTATGCACGCACTTGGTTATTTCAATACGTGGATAACTTGGGCGGAAAGAAACAGAATGTGCGTGAAGAACGTAAACAGGCGATGGATGAGGTTACGCCACGGAACATCAAATCCTCTATTGGTGAAGATGAGCCGGAGCATGATTCTTATTCAGATATCATAGCCGAAATGAGACAAGCACGGCATCAAGCCGCTTGATCATTTTATAACTACACAAAAGTCATAGGAGAACGAGATGGCTGGACAAGTATGGGGAACAAGTAACCTTGGTGGTTACATGTACTCCCTCAATCTGTCTAAGGAACTCCGTCTTGCCCTGCGACCAATTGTGAAGTTTCGTCAATTCGCAGACGTTAAGGATGCGGCTCACCAAGGTTTGCATAAAGGTGATACCTTCCATTGGAATGTGTATTCAACCATTGCAACCGCAGGTGCGGCGTTGACTGAGGGTACTGCAATTCCCGAAACCAACTTCACGATTACGCAAGGTACGATGTCAATTACCGAACGTGGTAATTCGATTCCTTATACAAACAAGTTGGACGACCTTTCCGAACATCCGGTAAAGGAAATCATCCACAAGGTCTTAAAGATCGATGCTGCTTCAGTATTGGATACTATGGTCGCTGACCAATTCGATACTTGCAAGTTGCGTGTTGCTTCTGCAACGGCAACTGACGCTGTTGTCTTAACAACCAACGGCGCAACTGTGACGACTAATAACGTCGCGTTGGGCAAAGATCACATCAAGGCTATTGTTGATGTAATGAAAGAGCGCAATATTCCCGCCTATGAAGGTGACGACTATTTCGCTATCTCGTGGCCCACCACGTACCGTACCCTCAAGAACAATCTGGAATCGATCCATCAGTATGTCGAATCCGGGTTCCAGATGATCCGTAATGGTGAAACTGGTCGTTTTGAGGGAGTCCGTTTCATCGAGCAGACGTATCGTGCCAAGGGCGGTTCCGCCACTGGTATGGGTACTCCCGCTGGTGCATGGACTAATGGTAAGTCGGATTGGGTGATGTTTCTTGGTGCAGACACGGTAGCAGAAGCAGTTGCTATTCCAGAAGAGATTCGGGGTAAAATCCCGACTGATTTTGGTCGTGCCAGAGGTATCGCTTGGTACTACTTAGGTGGCGCAGGTCTTGTTCACACAACCGCAGCAGAGTCCCGCGTAGTAATGTGGGATTCGGCAGCATAGGGGGTGATATATGGCACTTTATGACCTAAGACCAAGTGCTGGACTTCAGAGCGGTCTTACTGCTCATCAGAAGATCACCGACTCTAACGAGTCGCTTGGACTTGCCAGCAAAGGCAAGGATCAAAAGCCGCAAGGTGTTGGTCCTAGCCAGAGTGTTGGCGGTGGAATGAAAGTAGACGGTAAGGCTTGATTCCATAGTTCATAACTTTGTGAGGGGGGCGAAAGCCCCCCTTTCTTTTTGGAGATATCATGGCAGTTAAAGAAAATACTTCGGCTAACAAAGAGTCGGATATGGATAAATCCAGTACTGTCTGCTCATCTGCTTCTGATGGATCTGTTGTAGCATCCCAAGATCAGATAGAGGAAGGATATGTTGACTTTGGTGAACTTAATCCTTCTCCGTGGGGACGGCATATGGTTTACATGACAGGTGCAATAAGGTAAATGTCGTTATTTAGACCACCCCGTGAACAGCCTATAGATGCAAGCGAAGAGATTATTAGTCGCGCTTTAGAGGGCGGTGAATATCTTTCTAGTAAAGGTTTGCTGACAGGGAGTTCCTATGATCCATCTGATCATCAATGGTGGGCTGAAATGACTTCGGAAAACATCGCGGATTATTCCGATATTAATAGTCTTGAGCAACATCTTCAGGAGAAGACCTATTTTCAAGAGGAATTAAGAAATCCTACTGTTGATGTTGATCAAACAGGTAAACTTGTTCAGAAGTTAGTACAGGCTGGTATACCTGATGGATGGATTCAGGAAGAAATTGTAAATAGAAACATTCATCC